TGACCAACATCTTAAAATAATTAGTGTATAAATAACAATTTGTATCTAATTTTATTGTATGCACCTTGCCACCTGAATGTGTATTTACTTCTTTTTGTTCTATTTTCGGCTTATAATAGTAATAATTGCGGGCTATATACTTTCCTATCTTTTTATTTAAATCTATATTGATAATTTCAATTATATTATCCATTAATCCATTTCCTTTCTAATTTATTTTAGATAAACAATGTGGACACTTTTACAATGTGGACACTTTTTGATATCTGGTTGTGGAATTAAAGCAACTGGAGATAATAACCACAATATCCCACATGTAAAGAAGCCACCGATTAAAAATATTAATGATTTCTTTAATGCTGTTGGTGCTTCTTTAATTATTGGTAAATCAAAAGTTTTACCGCATTTTTTGCATGTATACATTTTATCACATCCTTTCATATATTTTTAGAATTATTAACATAATATTATAACAAGTAATCAATATATTTTATAAAACTATCTATGGTTTCTTTTAGATTTTTATATTTAGGTATTCTCCATTGATTTTTCCAATCAAATATTTTCCTTACTACACAATCAGATGCATTTATTTGTTTTGAAGTATCTTCAATATAATGTTCTGCTATAATTCCAATTGATTTTTTATTTATATTAGTATCTTTTACTAATCTTTCTATGGCTAATTTTTGTCCAAAAGGCAATTCAGTATTAGAATACTTAATTTCTATAAAAATATATCCAATATTTTTATATTCTATTAATGCATCTAAATCTGTTGGAGTAATTTTACCGTATAATAATCCACTAAAATTTATTATTTGTTGTTTTCTTTTGACATTGTTAATTTCACCTCTCATTATAAAATACACATCCTATTTTAGAAAATTCGCTATAAAATTGTTTAATATTAATACCAAAATATAAAAAACATTGCCCTTGTAATGGACTACATTTGTTACTATTTGGTTTATAAAATTTTATCCTTCCTTTTGGAAAGCAAATACCACTACAAAAATGTACTATTTTTTGAAACCATATAGTATCAGTTGCATTATTGACTAATAATATACATTGATTTATATTTTTTAATTCTTCAATTAATTTATCAATAAATTTATTAATTAAATCCACAGAATAAGGCGGATTTAAAAATATATTTCCATACCACTCATTTATTAATCCATTTTTATTGATTGTATATATATTTTTTGCTTGAACAATTTCATTTGCTTTAATATTAGTAGCCGGATCCAAATCTATACTTCCCATTACTTTTCTGCTCATTTCAATATATTCAATTGGTGTATACCATTCATTATCACCAGAATTTTGAGATACGTGTGGATTTATTTCTTGATAAATCTTATTTACTGTAGTTTCACCAGCTCTTAATTTTTCTTTTTGTTCTGGTGTTGCCTTTTGTTCTATGTGTTTTACTTTGTTTAGTGTTCCTTCTGAAATGTCAGCTATTTTAGATAGTTCCTTTCTTGTATTTATTTTTTCTGAATCGACTTTGACAATGTTGTCAAAGTCATTATTAATTTTTCTTACTTTTTCTTTTTCTTTGACATTCTTTTGATACATTTCTTCTAATTTTAAAGCTATAACAGACCTATCATAATTGTTTAAATTACGTCGACCTAATTGGTTTATTAACATCCATACTTTAACTTTATCATAATTATCAAATTTCATTTCTTGTATGCTAAAATCTAAATTATGTTTTTGGGCTATTTTATATCTATTGTGTCCATCAATAATATAATTATCCCAGGTTTTAATGCTGTCCTGAATACCATTATTTAATATATTTTGTTCTAACTGAAAAAATTCTTTATCAGTCAATTTTGGTATTAATTTTTCAAATTCTTTATCAATTTTTAATTCTTTCATAAAATCCTCCATATAAAAAGAAATTGTATTAATCCAATTTCGCAGCTCGAATTAATACAATTTCTATACTATTTTTATATAGTTTGGTTTGGCTGCGATTCAAACCAAACTATATAATTTATTATAATTATATTAAAAATTATATATTTAATTAATGTATTACCTTTTTACACCGAATTTTAATTTACTGTCTAAAATATATTTTTCCAATCCATAGCGAACGCTTGCTGAATTATGAACACATAAACCACCATTTATAAAGAAATTATGATTATTTTCAACTTCAAGATTGTAAACGTCTTCGCTCCCACATTCTTTTATTTGTACAACTTCGTCTACATGTTTCTGCTGGTCTATTTTTATTTGTTTTAAATTTACTTCCACAAACAATACACTCCTTTTCAATCAAGTCTAACCCTTGTTGAATTCTCCATTTAGACTTGCAATTATTAGAACAAAATCTATTATTACCATGCCATATAGTTTCATATTCTTTATTGCAAAAATCACATTTTCTTTTTATTTTCTTTTGAAATTTATGTTTCATGTTTTCATAATGTTGTTTATGCCATTCTTTAGTATGAGTTTTAGAATGTAGTTTTCTTGCTTTTTCTACTGCTTTTTTAAGATTTTTATTATACATTTCTGGATTTCTTTTATAAAATGCTTTACCATGTTCAACACTATGATTTCTAGTATGTTTACATTCTAAATTAGATATATCATTATTCATTTTATTTTCGTCAATATGGTGTATTATATGTTTATCTGGTATTGTTCCATTATAATACTCCCATATTTCTCTATGCATAGCTTTTCTTTTACCACATTCCAATCTTCTATAAAAATATCCTGTTCTATAATCACATTCATATTTATGATTATTAAAATAAGCAAATATTTGATATTGTATATTCATAAAATCACCTCTATAACATATCTTATAGTATGCTTTTAGATATGTCAATGATTTTATCACCTATTTGTAAGTCTTTTAATTGTTTATATCCTTTGTCTGTCAATATCGGGTGATTACTAGTACATTTAAATGTTTTACCGCTTTTTGTTGTGACTTCATACAACTTTCTATTTGTTCCTGTCTTTCGACAATCATAATATTTTTGTTTTTCTATTTTATTAGTCTTAGTATTTAAAGAGTATACTATCCCCTCTGTATTTACTAAATCTTTAATTTCTTTATAACCCTTATCTGTTAAAACTAAAGTGTTTGCCTTCAAACACCCGTCAGGTTCGTCAGGAAAGTCATATATTATTTTACCTTCTTTATCTTTTTTATACTCATAAGTTTCAAAATCGTTAGCTATATTAGGAGTCCTTTTTTTATCTATTACTATTTTTGCCCTGCCTTTTACCCACATAATACCATGAGCTTTTGAATCCTTGCCTTTTTTAGCTTTACCTACATTAAGACCTAAAAGAATCATTTCATTTATTGTCCTTGGATCTTCACTATCACCAATAATAAATAATTTACCAGCTTTATATTTTATTTTAATCGCTAATGTAAAATTATTAGCACCATATAAATAAACTTCGTCTAATATATACAGTATTTCGCGTCTGCTATCATAATACATTTCGGCGTAACAACTGGCATGACTGTATCCGAAATCTAGTCCCCTATCAATCTTAGTAAATTGTTTAATTTCTTCGTTTGTTATGGTTCGATATTCAACCAAGCCGTTAGGATTATCCTTTGTAATAGGTGGATAAATTTCTAATCCTTCGCCTGTTTCTTCACCTAAATACATGTGTTGATATTTTCTGTAATTAAATTTTTTAATTTGATTAGCTTTATCAACAAACGGTTTGCCTAACCAGCTTTTAGGTGCTTGTAAATATGTAGTATGCAAAATATATACACCTGTATCTTCCCCGTTTTCATTTAACTGTCTTAGCTTCCTTGATTCTTCGTTTACCCAATTCTTCCGACTTGCCGGTGGATTGTACATTACAAAAGTAATACTTTCTTCATTTCCGAAATCTTCCCTGGTGTCTTCATTGCTTCCTCTAAATAATGATTGCTGTATACTGTCGATTTCATCCATTCCAGCAAATTCAGTTAATTCTTCAAATATAGCAATTTTACAATAACCTTTTTCAAATTTTAAACTTTTAATTTTTTCAAAGTCTCTTTGATTAGCACACCCACGAAATAATATTGTATTACCGGTTTTTTTATGAAAAAATTTCATTGGACTAATTGTATAATCCCATGAATCCTTTAATCCTAGTTTATTAATAGCCCACAAAAAATTTGTAAATACTGAATCCCTTATTGTTAATCCAACTTTTCTAAGTCCTACGGCATGAGTAACAACACCATTTTCAGCATCACGAGTCAGATCAAATATAGTGTATAAATAAGCAAATGAACCTTTTAAACTTCCACGTCCACCTTTTAGCCAATATATCATATTGTTACGGGCTTCTACATCATGAAATATCTCATAATAAGCAGGACCAAAGCAATCAGTTAGAGAAACATTTATGCTATTCATTTGATGGATCCTCATTTTTTAAAGGTATATTATATTCAATAATAACTTTTTGTGGTTCCGTATTTTCATTTTTATCCATTAATTTATAAATTTTCGCCATAATTTCAGCCGCTTTAATACGATCCCTTGGCTGTAGATCCGTTTCTTTTTTAATTAATTCATCGTTGTAATTTCCTTTATTGCCAGATCTTAAAATATAAATTTTATTTTCTTTTTCTGATCCAAGAACGCAACCAGACAAATATTTTAATATGTCGTCTTGCTTAACTATTAAATCGTCTTCTTTTTGCTTAAGTCTATCTGCTATATATTCTTTTATATCTGGATCTTTCATTAATTTGTAGGCTTTATTTTTTAAACCATTTGCAGATTTAGAACTATATCCTGCTTTTCGCGCGGCATCAGTTGCATTCAAGGATATTATATAATAATCACAAAATAGCTTTTTACGTTCGGTCAACATTTATATCTATCTCCTTTCATGCTATTATACCACAAAGAGGGTGTTATTTTAAAATAACACCCTCTTATCGTTTAATTACTTAAAAATTACACTCTCCCCACCATGATACATAGATGGTTTGAATATCTCCTTAATATATATGTTTACAGGTAATTGAATTGGATTTGTTGAATCATAAAATAATTTAAATTTAAACTTAGTATCTATTGTATAAAAGACATATACAGTAAATGTTTTATATGTTATAAAATTACTATTAATTATATGTTCCTGTCCGTCTTTTATAGTCAATACATCAGGTTTTATTACTTCCTCTATTAAATGATAACTAAAGTCATTTAAATGTGTTTCAAAGTTATGATCAATTAAACAATTATCCATAAGCGTTTTCAATCTATTATAATTAAATTCAGATATTTCTAAAAAACAACCAATATATTCCGAATTATTCGAATATGTTATTTTTCCTAAAGGCAAATATTTCATTTTTTGATCATTCATAAATTATATCCTCCCCATTGATCCACGATTTTATAACACCCATCAAAGATTTTTTTCTTTTTTTAGAATTTACAAATTTCATTTCTTTATAAATTCTAAAATCAAAATCTTTATTTTCAATTTTGTCCATTAATTCATTAATAAATAAAGTTGGTAAACCTTCACAATTGTCAACTAGAATTATTGTATTGTCAATTTGAATTATTGTATTTTTATAAAGCTTTAATTTGAATATTATAAAATCATCTTTATATTCAAATTTTAGCTCGAAATCATTTTCAGTTTTTTTTATATCTGTTAAAAAAAAACCATTGTTTTTTTTAACAGATATATCTATCTGTAATTCATTAAGTGCCGATAAATCATATAAAGGCTGTATATTACCTTTATAAATATTTGTTTCTATTTCAGGACGTAAAAAATATTTATCATCAATTATAATACGCCCATCTCCTTTCAATATTTTAAGATCTTCATTTGTTTTATCTTGATCTACAAAAAATGTACAATTCGTCATATAAAATACCTCCTATTTTAATATTTTATCTACATCTTCATCTGACATAGGTTTACCATAATTTAACTTTGTGAGCACATTATCCAAAACTGTTTCT